CTTTGTATTGGGTGTTAGCTGATAGACTAACAGCAATTGCACCTATAGATCTGCCATAGGGTTTCGTTTCTGTGTTTCCTGCAATTTGCTGAATAAAATTGTTGGAGGTGTCAGTTAACACAATTGCTGATTCAGTCTGGGTTGGTTGAGTGCCTCCGATAGCGAATGGGCAGAAATAAATAGAAAATTTCCACACACCAGTTTCAGGGCAAGTCCAGATGAAGTTGCTTGTGTTGTAGGAAGATCCTCTGTTTACAAGAGCCTGGTTTAAAGGCAAATCTAACCAGCTCTGAATGGTTAGGCTTGGGTTGTTGTTGCAAGTTGCAACCACCCAAGTGTTGCTGTAGATGGCGTTGTGCACAAATTCAGTAGAGGCTGCATTGGTGCTGCTATTGCGTGCATCTGAGAGAGTTGGCACACTAATGCTGCCGCTGAACGTGTTCGAGCCAGTGAATGTGTTGTTTGATTCCTTAAATTCAGTTAGTTTGTTATTAACAAAAGCTGTGGAGGCAGCCGATGTTGAGTTGCTTGTGTTAGGTCTTGTTGGCACATTCAAGCTTCCGCTTACTGTGTTTGAGCCTGAAAATGTGTTGTTGCCTGAGAATGTGTTGTTAGCTTCTAGTAGCTCATTGAGTTTGTTGCTAACAAACGCTGTGGATGCCGCGTTTGTAGAAGAATTTGAATTAGCTTGAGTTGGAACCAACACAGAGCCACTTGTTATGTCATAGGTGCCTGTGAGTTGGTTTGAGCCAGTAAAGAGCTGATTTAAGCGCTGATACACGCTGTTGCGGCTTGGAGCTGCTATGGTATCTCCATCCCAGCTGCTTCCATAGGCTTCATTTATGACTGAGGAGGGAAGTATGCCTATACCACCTGATTCCAGTTGGGTAAGTACAAAGTTGAGGTGGGCTTCAATATCTTCTGAAGCTTTCTTTAGTTTGGTGAGAGCCAGTGTTAGATCGTGAGCTGTTGACACAGAAAGAAAAGTGATATCAGCTGGTTGCACAATTGTTTGCCTAGCTGTTTGAATTACGGTACCAGCTGCCACGTTTGGGCCATTGTAAGTCAGAGTGGTTTGGCTAGTTTTGGTGTAGAGGCTGGTTTTGTCTTCTCCGTTGTGAAGCACATAAAAGTCACGCTCACTGAGGTTGTTGCTAAGGTGGAGTTCAGTAACGTCTAAGGTGAAGGAAGAGCCGCTTTTGTTATTGATTCGAATAACACGAGGTTTGTTCATGGTGTGTTTTTCAAGTAGTAGTCAATAAAAGCTTCTATTTCATCTAGTTCAGTTGGCTTTATGGCATTAGTCAGCCGAGAGCGTAAGATCTTGAGAGCGCTGGGTTTAGCCAGCCCACGTTGCTCTGCTAGTTTGTCAACCAAGAACTTGTTGTATTTGAGCACAACTCGTAATCTGAGCAACAATTTGCGTTGTGTTTCCAATGCTGCTTTATCTTCTTCAGATAATGTGGGAGCTTCAGTGAGGAGGCGGCGGTTGATTTTGTTGAGGGTGCTACTAATGTTGGTTTGGAGTTTGTCAAAATCTTCATAAGAGCGGATCAGGTTTTGCTGAGGATCAATTGACACTAACGTCAGCCCAGCAATGTTTTTGAAAAACCAACCAAATTCCTCAACTGGCTGTGTGATTGGGCGTTTGCCACCAGTGGAAGGAGTGCGTCCCAGCCACCCTGGCTGCGCTGGTTGAATTTCTTTGAAGTCTCCTGACGCACGACGAGCTTGACCAACCACTTCAGCAGGCAACCACCTCTCATCCGCTGACTTGAGAATTGGAAACACGCGAATTGCTGCTTCTCTAAGTGCTTTTGGCATTGGAATGCCAAGCAGAGTGTCTTCTTGTTCTGGATCTGATAGGGGCTCTAGTGTGTCTGGTTTAATGCCTAAGAAGGGAAAGAATGCACTTATGTAGGTTTTAGACACCAAGTCTTTCAAAGCATCTTCAAATGGCTTTAATGGGTTTTTGGCTTGCTCAACTTGCTCTTTTACGCTGCCCACAGGTGCACCAGAAGCTCGCCCAATGTCTTCGGCCAATTCACGAAACCAAGCGTAGCTGGATAAGTAGAAGTCAATGGTGGTGGGCATAACACCATAGGCTTTTCCTGTGTCAGGGTCTTTAGCAATGGCAATCACATAATCGTCTTTTTGCCATTGGGCCATCTCTGCATCAGTTAGCTGATTTCCATTCATGGCATAGGTGTAGAGCTTGAGCATGCGAGCAGCTCGCCACGGATACATGAGGGTGTAGCGCAACGCTGAACCAGGTGCCACCAAAGCAAAAGAAGCAAACGGCATGCCCACGCTTCCCAACACACGGCCAAATGATCCTGTGTCAATGTTGATTTGGAAAAACTCATCTGTGTGGCGAATCAAATCATCAATGGAAGCAAATTCTTTGCCTCGTTTGAAAGCCAAAGTCCGCACAGCAGCCCAACGTGCAGCAAAATCTGAGTGTTGGTTTATGGCTGCCAAAACTGCATAAGCTGCATCAAATGGGGCTTTTGTCATTTCTTTGAGCATGTCTGCAGTGGCTTGTATTTTGCCAGTGAAAGGCGAACCAAACTTGGCATGATAGGCTTTGTTAAATAGCAAAAAGCGTTGCATGGATTTAACGTTGAGGCGCTCTAGCGGATGTCTCACGTTTTCCAACCGCTCTCCCAAAGCTGTGATGAAATCGCCACCGCGTTTGAGCATGGTAATTTCAAACAAGTCACGAAGCGAATAGGTTGTGTTGCCAATCACAACAGTGGCGTTTTTATTAAACACATCCAAGTTCTTTTGGGCAAAGGCTCTGGTCACTTCGGCTGTGGCAATGCCTAGCTGTGTTAGGTCGCCTGTAGCTGCATAGAGAGCCACAATGTTTTGCATCATGACTCTTTTTATGTAGTTGATTGGAGCTGCCAACAATGCCAATTTTCTAAACAACCTAGTGTAGGGCAACACCCAAGTTTGCACCAGCTGTCCTACCATGCCCAAGTCAGCCCAACTTTGGTTGAGTTGCAAAATGCTGCTTATTTGATCAGCGGCTGTACGGTGAATGTAAAGGGATTGCAAGTCAGGCGCCACACCAGCTTCTTCAAATGCTTTTCTTAACACAGAATTGTTTGATAATTTGACATAGTCTTTGGTGTTGGAGCGAATGAAAGAGCTGTCAACCACCCATCCTTTTTCAATGCCTTCTGTTAGTAAGTCCTTAACAATTGTGGATTTAGCCACTGCATCTTTTAGCTGATCCGCATAGTTTTTTATTGCTGTCACTGGATCCAACACAATTGCTTCGCCTAAGTTGCGAATTGGCAAATCTAGTTTGGCTCTAAAGAAGTTGGTCAGCTCATCACTCATGGCTGGAGCTTGAGTTAGAATGCCGCCTTCAAATAGTTTTTCAATTTTGTCTGGTGTGAAGCGGTTGTTGAGCAGATTAGACAAAGCTCCTGGTGTTGTGGCAATGTCCATGAGTTCGTTTTCTTTCATGCCTAGCATGATGGCCAACGTCTTGGGCTTCAGCACAAGCGGCACATTACTTGCACGAGCATAGAGGAAAAATTCGTTGGGATCAATGAAGGCTGCTCGGGCATTCAAATCCACTTCTTCTGAAAAAGCCTGCATAAGGCGCTTAGCTTCTTCCTGTGCCCTAATTGGAAAATAGCCTCCGTTTTTCAAAGTCTGAATATCTAGGCCTTCTTTGGCGGCAATGTAGCGAAGGTTGTCAAATGCTTCACTAACACGGCCACTTAACCTATCCAAAAGTTGAATGGATGCTGTGTCAACTCCCAGCTCTTGTAGCTTGGTGATGTGCTTGTTGTAGCGAGCAATTAGCTGGTTTCTCACCACTGGAGAGTCAATAACATTATAGAGCTTTGGGTATTGGCCAATGACAATGTGATCATAGAGCAGCTCTTGAAGTTGCAACTCAGGCAAGCTAGGCAAAGCCTGCTTAAGCTGCTTGTACATTTGCTCAATGTCTGGGAGGGCCTTATAAATTGAGGCAGTTTCTACCAAGTTCTTAGCCAAATTAATGCGATCTAACAAGGCATAGCGCACAGCTCCTGCTTCTGTCATGGCTTCAAAAGGAGCTTGCCACAGCCAGCTTTTCCATCCCAGGTTTTTGGCCAACCAACTTTCTAAGCGGTTGTAGTTTTTCAACACAGGAAGATGGGCAGCAGCCAATGCCTTAAGAGCATAGTCTTTTTGCAGTCTGAGCTCCATCACGTGATAGGGGCTCAAAACGCCTGCTTGCTTGATGAGCTCATCATAATGCTGCTTAATTCGCTTTTCCACTTCTGAACCAGGTAAGTTGCTGAGTTTGTTTGGTTGAGGCGGTGGCGGACACTTTATGGCTGGCATGGTGATGTGCTCCTTGCTGCAAATTTTCTTAGGGCTTCTTCAACAGTGGTGGGCATGGTAGTGCGTTCTGGCATAGGAGGCAACACAGAATCTCTTGGTTGTGCTCCTCTTCTAATAAGCTCTTGTTGTACTTCACGCAATCGCAAATCAATTGATTCGTTTAGTTGATTGAGGAGTTTGGCTGTGCTATCTCTGAGGTTGGCGTCTGCCGACAAACGCTCAGGAAAATGATAGGCAGCAAACGCATCAGCATTGTAGCGAGCCACAATTGCTTCCATGGCAGAGGTGGGTGGTTCTACTGGCTTCACTTTAGAGGTTTTGAGGCTGCTTTCATCCAGTGCCATAATAAACCCAGACTGAGGATCAAACACGCTATCAAATCCTGTACGGCGTAAACCAGAGCTGATTGCATTGCTAATCCTTCTAAGTCCTTCTTCTGACGTGTCCAGGTTTTGCTTAACAATTTGTTCTTCTAAAGCATCTAAAAGCTCACTAAATGATTGAGTTTCTTTTCTTAAAAGAGGATTTCTTAAGTTGGGCGGAAGAGCCTGCACAATTGACGCAACCAAGTCCTTCGTCAGCTCTGCCCTAGCATTTAACGTGGTCTCTAGTTTATGTTGCACAGCATACACAGCAGGATTGATGGTTTTTCTCAGCGTTTCAGGCGCCACATTGTCAGTGACCAGTGCTTTGGCATACAACTCAGCTGATTTGCTTTTGTCCATGAAATACAGCCCAGATCCCAGTTCTCCTCTGGTAGCAAACAGGTCGAGGTTGTAATTAGGACTCCACTCACTAATGGCTGTGCCATGATACAAAGTTTTGGGAAGGTCAATTAAGAACTTGTTGGTTTTTTCAATATTGAGAGACTTTAGTGCCAGCTTATCTTCTTGTGCCACTCTTGGAAACCTGGACAACACAGAATTATTGGCTGCACTAATTGAATTGGCAATGGCATCAAAACTGCCACTGCGTACCAGCTCATCTACTGCTGCTATGGCATCATAGTCTCCAATTTCGAGAAGATCACGAATTCGTTTAGACAAGCTACGAAATGCTTTGGGAGGTAAGTTCAACCTTCCGCCTGTTTGTAATACCCTCTTAATAGTGGCTGGAGTGAGAAGCTCATACGCAGCTCTGTCTAGTGGTTTTCTACCAAAGTCAACAGCCAAAGTAAACAACTCATCTAAAGCAGCCAATTGAGCATTTACAACAGCTTTGTTTGCTGCCAGTTGCTCTGCAGCATCTAAGAGGGTTTTAGTGGCTGCTCCTCTAACTCCTCCTGGTGCATCATCAATGCCTTTGAGCACCAAATTAGCAGGCACTTCGATTTTGTTAGGAGATGGTTTGCCAACGCCCACTCTGAGAGCCACTTCAGCAGGAGAATTTCTTGGTAGTTTGGTTTTGGGTTTGCCCACTGGTTGCAAATACTGCGTCATCACCTCATTAGCATTTTGCAACCCAAATTTGGCTCTAGTGGGCTCAGCTTTTAGAGCTTCCCTAGTAAGCTTAATGGGAGCTTCCGTTTCTACTGACACAACAGCTGGAGGTGCAAACCCTTCTGGCAGTGCTAGTGGTTCAGCTGCTCCTTGTAATTTGGGAGCCTCTGCTGCTCCTTCTAGTGCTGGCGCTTGTGCTTTGCCCATCAACTTAGGTGGCTCTGCACTTCCTTCCAGAAGTGGGCGTGTAGGTGCTTCTGCTGCTCCTTCCAAAGCAGGCGCAGGCGGAGTTCCTCTCAATGCAGGTGCTGGAGACACACCAGGTAGTTGAGGAGATTCGGGTGTGCCTCTTAACACAGGCAAATCAGGAGCACCCTCAAGTGCTGGGGCTTCTGGCACACCAGTCAAAGCAGGAGCTTCTGGGGCGCCTTCCAAAGCAGGAGCAGGTGCTTTGCCAGTCAGCTGAGGCAGTTCTGCTGCTCCTTCTAAGGCAGGAGAAGGTGCTTTTCCAGCTAATTGAGGAAGTTCCTGTGTTCCTTCTAAGGCAGGAGCAGGCGGGGTACCACCCAACCTAGGCAAATCAGGAGCCCCTTCCAGTGCTGGTGATGGTGGAGCTCCAGGCAACTGAGGCGAATCTGCTTTGCCTGTTAGTTGAGGAGCATCTGCTGCTCCTTCCAGTGCTGGTGCTGGCTGTCGTCCCATGAGCTGAGGAGACTCTGGTGCGCCTGGTAATTTGGGTGAGTCAGGACCAGCAGGTAATGGAACACGAGGAGCTGAACCAGGTAATTGGGAGGCAGTTCTGCCAGTCAGTTTTTGTTGCAATGCTGCTGCTGCTTCTTCTGCCAATTTGGCGTAGTAGGCAGCTGCTTCTGCTGCTGAACTTGCCACTTGAGAAGCTGATCTGCCCCCTACTTTGGGAGTTAGCAGCTCACTAATGGGCTCTCCTGCAGCTTGAGCCGCCCTTCTTGCCACCTCAGCTGCTTGTTGAGCAGCTTCTGCTGCTTGTCTAGCGGATCTGGCAGCTGACCTGGCTGCAGAAGGAGATGATGATCTGGAGGCGGCCATAGCCACTGCTGCGGCTTGAGCAGCTCCTTGGGCTGATTGTGCAGCTGCCTGAGCAGCTTGTTGAGCCACTTGAGTGGCTTCATTGAGGGGCAAACTACCAGCCACTCTGGTGGCTTGTTGAGCTGATGCAGATGCTGCTTGGCCTGCTGCCCCAGTTGCTTGAGCTGCTGCTCTAGTGGCTTGTGCTGATGCTGTGCCTGTAGCAGAAGCTGCTTGTTGAGCCGCTTTGGTTGCTTGTCTGGCTGCTGCTGGGGGTGGTGGTAACACGGAAGAGGCCCTGTTAACCACTTGTTGAGTGGCTTTGGAGGCTCGTTGCACAGTCAAAGCCGCTTTAGCAGCTTGAGCGGTGTTGGATGTTGTTGTGCGCCTAGCTGCTTGAGCAAGTCGTTTAATGGCTGTGCCCACAGGAGCAGACAATGCCCAGTTCCACGGATCAAGAAAAAGTTGAGTGAAAAGCTCAATTCCTGTGCCTAATGGGTCGGCTTTAGCCACAGCAAACACATCATTCACAAATTGTTGAACTGGACGTGCTGCCTTAATTGGAGTTGTGGCTGGGGCTCCCCTCACGTTCCTTGGCCGCCTAGGTGAGAAAAACACGCCCTTATTAGTTTCTTTGGGATCATTGGTGTCACCTAGTTGAGCGCCTCTAAGAGCTTCAATTAGCAAATTACGTTGGCTGGCCTTGGTTTCGTCATAGCCAATGATGGCATTGGTGCGTTTCTGAGGCTTAAATAATTCTCTTATGTAGCGTTGGGCATACTCAATTGCTTCTTTGTTTGGTGTGTTTGCAACAATGCCTTTGTCAGTCGTAATAAAGTTTCTGTTTACAAAAGGAGTTTTGGATTTGCCTCTTATAAAAGCAGCAGTTGCCATGGCTGCTCCTGGATTGGATTCAGCCAATTTGAGCAACGCCTTTTCATCCCACCGCCTTTTTAAATCCTCAATTTCTGCTCCTAATCCAGCTAAAAAATTGAGAGGAAGGCCAATAATGTAGTTGAGTCCGCCCAACAAGCCTGAACCAGCTTGTCCATACGAGGCTTTGCGTGGATCTAAGTTGGGCGAGAATCTGGTGCTGTTTCTTACCTCTTCTTTGCCAAATAAAATATCCAACCAAGGATTATTACTATGCTCAGCAGGTCTGGCATTCCATGGACGATCCACTCTTGGAACGTTTGGAAGGCTGTCCCTTTTTTCTAAGATGCGCTGGGCTTGTTCTGTGGCTGCTTGTCGCTCTGCGAATCTGCGGGCTGCAGCGTCGTTAATCCCAGCATAGCCTTGCTTGATAAGATCTCGGGTGGAGGTTGGATCAAGCGTGTTATAGACCGTTGGGACTTTTGTAGCAATAATTTCTGGTGCATAAATTAGGGCATCTCCATACTCACTTCCAATGTCAGTCAACACAGGAGGTAGGCTGGTTTGTCTGATTCCTTCAATAATGGACTCCTGGCTTGGAGCTCCTGTGTCCACTGACAAAGGCTTTATATTGCCTTGTAGAATTTGGTCAGCAAACGAAACAGAGGCACGAAATTCCACCTCTTGCTCAGTCTTTGGCTCTAGCTGCTGAGGCTGAGTCTCTTGTGGCTGTTGTTGAGTTGCTTGAGGCTGCTGCTGAACCAACGTGGTAGGTGGAGGTTCTTTTAACACAGGCTCATCCAGAGACACAGCCAGTTGATCTGGTTGGTCTTGTGGTTGCTCCACTACTGACAAGGGAGCTGGTTTTAATTTGGGCAGCATTGGCTGTTGCTGCTCAGCTTTCTTCCTTTGGTGCTCTCGTATTAGAGTCATAAGCTAGCTGCGGAAGTGAGTTGGCCATTTCATTTAAAAGCAATCTGCGTGTTGCCACATACAGCAAATAAACTTGTTTTAGCATTTCAATTGCTTGTTCACGACTCATTTGATCCGCTAAGGTGTTGAGGGAAGCAATTGAAAATTGTTCTTCTAATGAAAGAGAGGGTGTGATATTGTCACGTGCCATAGCCAATGTTGAAAGTTCGACCTCTACTAATGCCTGTTGTGCCCCTCAACAACGCAATCATTTGGTCTGCAATGTTGCGGTGCAAGGCAGCTTGGTTGACATCATCCAAATAAGACAGCAATAAAATGCTAGCTGCCACGTGTTGCACAGCTGGCACAATGGTGCTTGGAAGAGGAATGTCGTCATCATCCGAAGCAGGCAGAGTTGGTACCAACAAGCAATGCAACTGAATTTCCAAAGGCGTGTCGGTTATTAAGGGACTCACAAAAATTGTGTTGCCTACCAGGCAATAGCCAATGTAGTTACTCAGCTCTTCAAACGGCAGTTGCTGCAGACGACTCAGTTTTCCTTGTGCTTTTCTAAACACAGAGAAAATCTGAAGAACTTCTGCTGGCAACTGCTGCACTAAATTGGTGACAACAACCATGTGCTCAAATTGCTGAGGTCGAACAGCTGCTGCAACCGACACAACGGCTGATTGCGCCACATTCTTGGTCAATGTTCCTAATGAGCCTGAGGTGGACGCTAGCCGCTGCTCACCAATTAATGCAAGTATGCTGTTGACAAATTCTAGCAATTTCATGGTTGTGTGTCTCTTAAGTTACGTTGGGAACTTCTCCGTTGGTGTGAATAATCACTGCACACTCAGGCCTGTAGTCACGGGCTCCGTATAATGTGCTAGTAACCACTGCATCTGCCAAATACAAAGTTTCTCGGCTCATTTCAGTTTTTGGTTCTTGCAACATAGCCAGCACAAACGCATCACGATGCATCATAATGGCCGAGTGCACTTCTGCTGCTTTTCCTGTGTTGCCTGAGTTGTTCCATTGAGTTGGCAGTGACTGAATTGAAGCCGGTGATCCTTGAGTTGGAAAATACTGATTGGTTGTTGTATTGCCAACACCAGGCGTTGGTCCATTTACACCAGGCTTGATGAAATAGCCATTGTTTGCATTGGCGCTCATTAGAGAGCTCATATACACAGGCACACCCAGCAATGTTCCAACTATGCCGTTTTCTAACGGAGCCGATGTGCGATAGAACATGCTCTGCACCTTATCCAATGCCAACAACTGAGCATATTGGACTGGGTCAACTATTAAGACACGCCCTTCTGCAGGTACGTTGTTTTGGTCTAGGATTAGCTTGGCTTTCAAAAAGGCATCAATTGTGAATGGCTTGGAGGTTGAGCTTGCTCCATTTGTACCATCACTGGTTGACCAAACAACTTGGTTGGAATAGGAGTGGGTTATGGCACGTAATCCCAGCAAATACGACTCTAGGTCTCTGTTGATTGCATAGGCGGCTTCTTTGGCCAAATTAGACGTCAGTAGCCCACTAGGATCCAACATGATTGAGGCAATATCTTCAATCATGAAAGAGCATTCTTTGTATTGGTCAATCCTAATGGTCATTTTGTCTGTGTCGGTCTTTTGCAGCTCCACTGGAATGGACGGCTGCTTGGTATTTACACCGAGCTTACCAAGAGTGGGAATGTGAACTTGGTCACCGTGTCTCCCATCTGGAAACGACAAGTTCATAATGAATTGTCGCATGAGGAGGTTGGCTTCCAGCTCACGCCTTACCATGGTAGACCATTGTTGCTTAATCCACTTTTCCACACCTTGCTTGGTGTAGAGGTCACCACGGTAGGTAGCTTGTAAATCAAAGTTGGTGTTGTTGCTTGTGTTGAATGGCATAGGCTAGTCCTTTCCTATACGTCGTCGATAACGCGTCCTTCTCTAAAGGCTTGTGTTATTTTGGGCAAATTAGCTTTGTAAGTGCGCTCATCCATGCGGAGAATATCGGATTTCTTAATTAACTCAGGTTGTGGTAAAGCAGCTTGCTTAATTCTGGACACAGCCTGAGGAGTTGGCTTGGATGAGGTTGCTTTAGCTTGGCCTGTTTTGGTGAGAAAATCCCAGATGGCAATTGCTCCTTCTACTGAGTTGTATTGGTCTTTGCCTTCTTCTGGAAGCTTGTTGTAAAAGGCACGCACTACTTCCATTCGTTTGTCATATTCAGCAGGTGAAACTCCCCATGCTCGCATTAGCCTCATTTCGTCTCTAAAGGCTAGGAGCTGATTCACAGTCTCTACTGCTTCATCGGGCTTCACACCAAAAAACTTTTCAAATTCAGCCACAAACGCTGATGTTGGCTGTTCGTCTTCTTGTTCGGTTGCTTGCTCTTGTGGCTCCTCTGCCACCATTAGCTGCTCAGGCTGTTCAGGTGGCTCTGGCTGCTCTTGCTCTTGCTCTTGCTCTTGCAGCTGAGGCTGATTTGGCAAATTCAACCTAAGCAGATCTGGTCGTGTTGACACAGGAATTGGTTCGTTTTTAATTACCAGGTTTTTGTCTAGGTTGGTTGGTGTTTGTTCTTGTGCGGCTACCATAGTAGTTTCTTCGTGCTTTCCTATGCTTTATTACGTGGTTTATTCAGCTTGTGGTGCCGCCATAGCGGCCATAATGGCATTGTCTTGTATCTGATCTGGTTCTTGTTGTGGAGACACACCAATCAAAGACCTAATTGCATCAGGTAGTTTGCCTGCGGCAATGGCTTCTTTTAGTGCCAAGCTATAGGCTGGTCCTCCTATGTTGGTCAGCTCTTGATTCAGTTCTTCCAAAGCTGACATGGGCTTTTGCTGAGGCGCATCTGAAGCTGGCTCTTGCTTGAGCACGTACCTGGTTGGATCATCAAATCCAAAATTTAGGAGGAGATCAGCAAACATGGCTTGCCAATCTACCAAGTTGTTGAATTGAGGCACAGAAGCCACAATCGACAAGAAGTCGGTCATTGTCTTAATTTTGCGATCCCGGTTTAACAGGCTTTGGGTGGCTGTTATTCGCACAGAAAAGTCTTTTCTCAAATCAGATGGGAGGATCTTGAAGTAGTCATTAATGCCTGGCTTGTTGCTTTTGCGTTTTACCACCTGAGCTGATTTGGTGTGTTGTCTTAACACTGCATAGGCTTGGTGCAAGAGAGGCAACACAAAGTTTTTCTCAAACAGCTCATAAACATCGGTTAGTCGGTTACCACCAGCTTCCTTGACTGCTTGAATTTCTTGTGCAGTTACCCGCTCTCCACTTCTGTAGGTGTTGGCGCTTATCATGGCGCCTGTGCCAATGTTGCGATCTATTTTGGCATCCAACACAGAAGCTTCATTGTAGGTGATGTTGAAGTTGTTAGCTGGTGGACGCAATGGCAACACTGCATCTGGTCTGGCTACTGTAATGACTTTGCCTGGTTCTGTTTTGATGCTAGCTGGGTCAGTTACGCCATCATCAACGAACAGCCACATGTTGTCGATTGACACAGCAATGTTGTCTAGACGGCGGTTCATTAGAATGTTGTTCTCTAAGACCAGCCCCAAGCTGCTGTCAATCAACGACACGCCATAGGCATCTTCTGGTGTTTCAAATAACACAGCCACATGCCAAGGTGGATAGTCTAGGCCATCTTCTTCATGCAAGACCTTGTCATCAACACAGCGGTAGAGGCTGCCTTCTATTGGGTCATAAAACTCAACAACTTCCACAAACTCATGAAAGTTGGTGGTTGGCGATTGTAACGAAAGCAAATTAGAAGTTGGCTTCGTTGTGGCTAGCTTGGCAAATGCTGCTTCCGCATCCTCTGCTTCCAGCTTATTCAGCCACCCAGCTGCCACCCATTCTAAGAACTCGGCTTTGTTCAGCAAATGCTCCCTAAACACATAGGAGAATTTGGGATCGTATCTGCGGCTGCTTTCTATGTACAAATTCAGCGCATTTAACGCCTCAAACTTTAGGCCATCGTCCCAAAACACTCTCATGGCTGAAAAGCCAAGCAACAGCAGCTGCGTTGTGGCCACTCTCAACTCTCGATAGAAGTTGCTGGCATTTAAAGAGTCTCTGAAGTAGGCAGATGCTAAGGGGGTAATTTCTGCCAACCCAGGTTCGCGGCTTTCCAATTCCACCCAATAGTCGCTAAAAAACAACGCATTGCGAAAGTAAGCGCCCACTGTTTCGATGATTTCAAAAATGCGTCCATCATTGAGCTTTGAATGCCACCCTGCATCATGTTGCACTCTCAATGGCTTGGTTTTATACAGGTTCCACAATTCCAGCCACTTGGCATTTAAAGCCGATCTGGCTTGTCTCTCTTGAGTAACAATTGTTGAGATTACTTGGTTGGTTTCCATTGTGGCTCATTTTCTTCTAGCTAAAAAACGAATTAAAAGCTGCTAAATACGACGCCGGCTCTGGCTTGTTAAACACAGACAATTTACTTGTCATAAGAGGCAGAGTTTGTTGCACAATTTCTCTTGTTGGTCGGCTATTTTCATACAAAATCACCAACGCATCTAAGAAGTCGTCATTTCTCACTGCTGGATAGTCGGTTAGCTGCTTCCAAATCTTCTCATTGTTGCGCACTTTTTCTGACACCCACAACTTCCCTGCTGCTATGGGAAGTTCCAACACACCAACTATTTTGCTTTCTTTTGAGCGTGTTTCAAAATGCCCATTAGCCACCAATGGCCTACCATTCACAAACGCCGCCTCATGCTTCAGCAGCTCTGGTACTAACAACCCCACTCCATTCTCTTCATAAAACACTCTTACCGTGTTGAGCCTGTAGGCCATGTCTTTCAAAGCTTCTACCATGCGACTGCCGCTCATTTGATCCACTATGGCTTCTTGGACAACGAGGGTGCCGTCGCTGAGCTTGAAGCCTCCGAGGATGGCACACTCATCTGCAGTTTTGGTTCCTGCAAACGATGGGTCGACAGCAATGATTGGAAAAACTCTATCCAGTTTACTGGAGCCAGGCACGCTGAAATAGCTGTGGCCGCTGTTAAGACCGAAACAAGAGTCAGCGACAACACGTATAGCAGAAACATCGAAGACAGCGTATTCCTTCTCATAGACTTTGTTAAGGTATTGGGACGCGAATCGCCTAGGAGATAACCTAGCTTTAAGATTTTCAACAACGTAGTCATTATATTTCTCATGCCACAGATAGCCTTCGCTTGCGTCTACTCCATTCTTGTAAATGTTGCGAACAAAGCATTTGTAGCCCAGTTCATCTGCTCTTTCTAGAATTTGCCCATAATAGTCATCTACTGCGTATCTGGTGCCATTAACAACAATTTCGCCTCCTACCGTGTCTTCAAACAAACCTGCTATTGTCACAACATTCGGAGGATTCAACACAGACTCCACATCTGCAATCCACTCTTCCACCATTTGCTTCTTTGCTGGTGATTCCACGTTCTTAAAGTCAATCAAATCATCCAAAATCACCAGGTCAAAGTGCATGCCAGTCACAGTAGTGCCCACGGAAGTTGCAAACACAGTCGGTTCCTTGTAGCTGCCTTGCCTATTAACTTGAATGGCTGTGTTGTTCCAAATCACTTTTTTGTCTTCTGCTTCCGTGTCCTCATTCGTGTTTCTTGCTCGCAATCGTTTGTCTAAGGCCGGCAATAAAGGCCCACTTATGTGAGGCCGATTGTTCCACACAGCCTCCAAGTCTTTGTTTTCTAAATACGACCTTAGCTCGCGAATAAATGAGGTGGCTAGCGATTGCAAATTACACGCCACTAAAATCCGCATCTCTGGGTTTCTATATATGCGCCACAGCGAATACAACACGGTCCCAATTGTGGATTTCAAATGCCCTCGTGGCATTAGCACCAAGCGACGCAATCCCGCCTCCCCTTCATCTCCTAAGTGCTTCAGCTTGGCTTGCGCTTCCTCATTCGTTTGCGGAAAACACAGGAACTCAACCAACTCATCATGGCATTGCCCAAATTTGTTCCACCCGCCTTTGAACTTGATCAAATCAGCAAATGCCTTGATGGACGTCAATGCCATGACCTCCAATTCACTGTGTCCCTCTATCAGCTCACTGGCTTTTTTCTTGGCTGTGGCTCTGGCTGCTGTGTCTGGCTTTAGCTGAGTGAGCAACCTGTTTTGCGCTCGGCTTGATGCCATCATCTGATCCAGCAGCATCATCTTCTTAACACGGGGCATTAGGCAAACAACCCTCTCCTTTTTCTCTGTGTTTTTCTAACAAATCCTGTGGTGGCCACTTGATTGGCCATCTCCAAATTCCGCCTCAAATTCTCGGCTTCCAGCTCTTCCTCTTGCAAGCTCATCAGCGAACTTGAATTCCTTAAGTTGTTGTTCAAAGCCTCTCTATAGGCAGCCTGACTTGATCCAAGCTCACTTCTTAACCTGTTTAGCTCCTCCAATGTTGATTGTCTTTGTTGCTCTATTTCATTCAATTGCTGCTGAAGTCTGGCTATCGTAGCTTGATTTAGTTGGCTAATTTCTGCGTTCGTTTGCTCAGCTTGTTGCTTTATGCTGGCTGTTGCTGCATTGGCACGATTAGTCAGTTGCTGCATAAACTCAGCTGGCAGTTGCGATTGCAATGAAGCTGGTTTTTTCTTTTTTCTCCTTCCCATGGTGTGTTCTCTTGCTTTTGCTTGCTGCACCTTGTCACTTTCCTTTTATGTGGTTGAGCTGGCAGCTTATAAGAAAAACTTATAGCTGCATTAGCTAGTTGCCTTAGCTCTTGCTTTGGCTGGCCATTTTATTGGCTGTTTTCAGAACTTGGCTTTGGGGAGCTGCTAATGCTGAAGGGGCCCCACTAGCAAAAGCAACTACACCCTCTAAAATCGCCTAGAAGGCCTTTGTTTTGGGCTAGCCAGTGTTTCATACCTGCACAATTTTAGAGACACCTTCTAGGGCCTTACAGAGGCCGCTAATTGAATGTTTGCTAATGAGGTGCCGTTACAAAGGCTAATGGGGCCCTACCGCATTAGCAGCACCCCATGCTAATGAGCTTTACACAGGGAATTTGGTTGTGTTGTTAGAGCAGCTGATCAAGCAACTTGCTAGCTG